CCCCGAAAACACTGGATTTTCGGGGTTTGTTGCTCTTTTTCGATATTCGGTTGAATTATCTCTTTGATAACTCCAAACGCCTATTTTACGGCATTTTTTGACCGTTTGTCAGTTACCCGTCTTTTACGCATATTCTCTCAAGCGTTTTCCCGTTGCTTTATTATATCACAACTGCTCGAACTGTACATGCTCGGATTCTCCGGAGAGGTAAAGGTCACCGATTGTTCTGACCATCTTCTTTCCGTCGACAACATGAATCTCTTTCACATAATATGACTGTCCTCTGATAGCACGACCGCAGATGTTGTCATTGCCCCATTCTGCCGAACGTCTGATATTGAGTGAACCGTCACAAATGACTGTCACCCTCATTTTGCCCTGCGGAATGATGACCTTGTCCTCCTGCTGTTCCTCTGTCGCCTTGTCCGGCTCTGTATTCGCCCCATTTTCGCTGTTTTCCTGTTCGGTCGGTGGATTTGTCGCCTTATCCTCATTTGAGGCGTTCTCGTCGTCCTCTGCGTTCTTCTGCGATGTTTCCTGCTCATTGTCTCCGGTTGCAAGTTCGCTCACATCGTCATTGACCGTTGTCATTTCCTTGAGTGTCTCTGCGTCTACTGTTCCGGTCTTGTTTCCGTCCGCATCGTATGTGTTGACACTGCCGTCCGGATTTGTCTGCAACGCTCCCTCCGGAACATCATCCGTGAGCGAACCGATGACCTTTCCGGTTTCATCCCAAACAACGAGGCTCTCGTCCTTTGCTGCTGCCCTTAATGCTGCATCAAGTTTCTTGTACTCTTTGCAGTCCTCTTTCTTGAACTCTGTTCCTTTGCCTAAATAGTATAACATGTTTATTCCTCCTGCTATCTCAAAATTCTATTGACTTCGTTCTGAACTGCCTTTGCATCATATCCCGCTGCTGCGAGGCGGTTTGTTCTGTCGCTACCGTTTCCCCACTTTCCGTTGATGACCTCTTTCGCTACTTCATTGATGCTTTTGCTCGGTGTCGTTGCATTCCCTTTCAAAATTCTGTTGACTTCGTTCTGAACTGCCTTTGCGTCATATCCTGCTGCTGCGAGGCGGTTTGTTCTGTCGCTACCATTTCCCCACTTTCCGTTGATGACCTCTTTCGCTACTTCATTGATGCTTTTGCTCGGTGCTGATGTTCCGGACGCTTTTGAACCTGTTGTCAGATTTGTCGCAACGTGAGCGTTGTCGTTGAGGAGAATGTCTCCCGCAAATAAATATGCATCCGATGTCAGATATTTGCTTTCTGTCAGCACCTCGAATCCTGCTGCCTTGAGTGCTGCCCGCAGGTTTCCAGTATAACAAGCCGTACTCACCTTTTTCAGTGCGTCAATTCCCAGTCTGTAACCTGCTCCCTTTACGATTGCAGCGACACCGGATGAACAGTCTGCCTCACATGCGACTGTAATCTGTGCAGGGTCGTAGTTGGAATCTGCAAGGTTCGTCCAAAATGTACCCCTCTGTGACTGGTCATATCCTATGAGGTTGTTGTTTGCTGCTGCCTTTGCCATGCTTGCAATCATCGCTCTCACATCCGCATTCGGATGACGGAGAACACATTTCCACGGTCTGTTATACCAATTTATTACCCGCCATTCTGTACCTGTCTGGTCTCCTGCTTTTCCTCCGGAATATCTTCCGTTTTCATCATGTCCGCAATTTGAAATCATTTGTTTTCCTCCTTGTCAAAATCGTCTGCTTTGAATCCGCACAATTCCGGATTCTTTTCTTGTATCTTGTCATATATCATCAATCCCGCCACGATTAGAGGTGTACACCACCACATCACCGCAGCAGGAATTGAAATGATGAATCCGGTCAACCTTGTTATGTGTTTCCCGAATTTTGCCTCGTCCGTGTCAGAATAGCAATCCCCGTATTCTCTCATTTCTTCCCGAATTTCTCTGTCTAAATCAAAAGAAATTTTCCAAAAATACAGATTTACCGCCACCCATACGATGGCAGCGACGATTGCATATATCAGCACGATTGTGTGTGCGTTTCCGGTTGCGAAATCACATATCCTTTTCAACCGTTTCACCTGCCTCACCGCTCACAAGCGTCTGCATCGCTTTGTTGCTCTCAAGCATCTTTTTCATTCTCTCAAGTGCCTCGTCGACCATCATCGAAAAAGCCTCGAACGAAATCACTCTCGCAAGCCATGTGAACCGTGCGACGAACATATCATATACATATCGCAGTTTGATTTGACCTGTACCGCCTCCCAGTTCCTTTTCTGCTTTTGTGACTGCATAGAGCAGCCATTCTCTAACTTTGTTCAACTGCTTGTCTGACGGCATTTTCACGAAAACATATACTGCATATCCTCCCGCTGCACATACTGCAATCAGACCCACAATCACAAACCAATTCTCGACGATGTATTTCATCCTTGTACCTCCTCGTCATCCTGTTCCGGTTCGTCATTGTGTTGTATTTCTCCGTTTGACTTTGTTCCCTTGACCGTTTTCACGGACTTAATGAGTGCCATCGCCCCGCCCTCGACTGATAGAAAACGGAATACATTCTCAATCAGTGTCGACGGTTCTGAACCCATCCGCAAAAACACAAATATCATCACGACTGTAAAGATAAATGCTGCAAGAATCAAAGTGAATACAACACGTTTCATGAACAGACCGGACACCTTTTTGTCATGTCTCTCTTTTCGCTCCCTTATCCGGTACATTCTTTTCAGATGCCGGATTCTGATGCGTCGTTCCTGTTCTGTCATTCTCATGTATTGCCTCTTTTCTGTGAGGTTGATTCTTGCCTGTTTCCTGCCCTCCTGTTATCGGTCGGAATGCTGTTCTCCGTCCAGTCTCTCGTGATAACTCTTGAGTGACTGTTCCACAATGACAACACGCTCTCTCAACTGTTTCATCTCCTCACGGTTCTCTCTTGATTCCCGTTTGATGTCCTTGATGTCGTCTGCGATGTTCTCAAGTTTCACAACCACCATTGTGTCATTTTCTGCTCGTCTCTCCGTTTCTTCCTGTGTGTCTTTTTTGTCGTTCCTCTGCTTTGAGCAGATTCCGAAAAAGATTGCGAATGCAACCGACACTCCGGAGATTAGCAAGGAAACCTCAATCGTCAACGGCGTTCTCCTTTCCGAACTCTGTCGCCTCGATGTCGTCGGTGTCGCAGTATTTCCGCATGTGATATTCGAGAACATCCATCTCCCTGTCTGTCTCCTCTACCTCTTGCCGGAGTTCCGCTCTGACCGCCTCCTCGATTTTCGACTGTTCAATGATTGTTTGCTGTTTTTTCACGATTGCCGATAGATTTTCCGTCACATCGCACAATCGTGATATTATTTCAAGCGGACTCATTCTGTATCACCGCCGGAGAATTTTTCTCCTGTGATATATTCATATTCATCCGCTGAAATACTACCCTTTGCGACACGCTCTGCAATCTGTTCCTTTGTGAGAGTGCCTTTTTTGTACATTCTTTTGAGACTTTCAACAAGCATTTTCATACTAAATCAACCCCTCCTCAATCAACTGCTGTGTGTATTCGTCTATGACTGCATCTTTCTGAAACTGTGTCACTGATTCGACGATTCCGGATGTGTTCTCCTCAACGACTGACTTCATGAGTGCCATGTTCTCATATTCCTCAACTGTCATTTCTTTCTCGTCGTACTGCCATTCGGTCACTGTCTGTATCTTTCCGTCGCTGCCATCAACCTCTCTTGTCACCTGTTCGATGTTCTTACGCAGGTAAACCGTTGACGGCGACGATGTCCTGTCGACCTCCTCCGGCTTGTCCGGCTGTGTTCCTGTCACCTTTTTCCAGTCTGTCATGTTCATTCTCCTTTCTGCTATGCTTTGAAACTATCCTCTCGAGTTTCTTGACGTTGATTTTAGGTTTGATGTAATCAATGTAATAGTTGTATGTGTCCGTGTGTTTGAACAATCCCATATATGACAACATCACCGATGCGTTATACCATGAGATTTTATCCTGCTTTGAGATGTGGTTTGCCTTACGCCTTGCACTCTCAATGTTTGACTTCCGGATGGTCGTCCGGTCGTGGTGGAACTGAAATCCCATAAAATCAAGCATACGACCCTTTGTGACCTGTTTTCCGTTCTTATCAAGCACCGGATTCCCGTCTCTATCAAATACCGGATATTCAAATCTAAATACCTGCCAGTCACCTTTTATCTCAAGGTCGAGTTCCTCATTCAGATATGTTTCTATTGCTCTATGCATCTTGTGCAGTTTCTTTTTGCTCTTTCCCAGTATCACCATGTCGTCCATATATCGCATGTAATGTTCTGCATGGAGTTCCTCTTTGATGTAGTGGTCGAGTGCTTTCAAGTAAAAATTGCCGAACCATTGTGATGTGAAATATCCCAACGGAACGCCTTTTCGCATCTCCTCAATGATTTCTTTCAGTTCCTCGAACATCTCCTCTGTGATGCCGATTTCCCTCAATATCTCCAACGCTCCGGAGATGTCGTCAAATGCTATGCATCCGACAAGCGTTTTCGTCTGTTCTGCATCAATCTCAACACCTGCATCCGTCAAAATCTTTGCAACGAGTGCTATTTTGTCATGTTCAATCAGTATGCAGAGTAATCTATAAAACCGTTTATCCCGAATTACTGCTTTGAGTTTTCTCTTGAGGATTCTCCGGTTTATGGATTCAAAGAAATGGTGTACATCCATCTTGAGAACAAAGAACTTTTTCCCGTCGTATGAATCAAGCCATTTCCGCATGTACTTTTTCCCGTAATGAACGCCCCTGTCCGGTATGCTCCCGCAGGAAAATTCATACAATCCATTCATCACAATCGGTTTGAACTGACCTATTGCACAATGATGAATAACCTGCTCATATTTGTAATGCGGTTTCAATATACGGCGTGTTTTCTTGCTGCTGCTCTCGTTGATGATGCTCGGTTTGTGATAGTCCGGAATGAACAACTCCTCTGTCAACATCTTTTTCAAGAGTTCTGTGTGTTCATCGAGATTCTCTAATACCTCCCGCACATCATTCCTGTTCTTTTTCTTTTTGGATGCATTTATAAAACGCTGTTTTATGTAGTCGTCTTGCAACATTGGTTCATATAGGTTGTTGTAACTTCTCATATAGTATTTTCTTATCTCCTATCGGTTTTTGTGCGGATGCTTACTCAACCGACCCTATATCCGGAATGATTTTCGCCTTGTGGCGTGGGATATAGGCTGCATTTGATTAAACGCTCCGATATGAGAAGAAATTGGACGCACCGATGTTCCAGTTCGCATTGCCCGCAGAATTGTTCAAATTCAAGTAATCCGCACCGCAGTTCTCGCCATTGTTACAGTTACCGCCGACAAGGGCGACCGCAGGGAGCAGGAACACCGCCCGACACCGCACCCTATATCCCTATATTCATTTTTCTAAAAACGACCACACCGCCTAACGGCGGGAATAGCGGAGGCGTTCCCCCTCCGTTCCTCCCCCTGCTGCTTACGCAGCGATAGGCTGTTCTAAGAAAACGGACGCACCGATGTACCAGTCCGCACCGCCCGCAGAAAGGTTCAAAGACAAGCAATCCGCACCGCAGTGCCCGCCATTGTTACAGTCACCGCCGACAAGGGCGACCGCAGTAATTCCGGCATTCCACCAAAAATAGTCACATGTGTATGTGCTACTGCTGCCACCTATTGAATTGACAATGCGTCCGAATCTGCTTGACTTTGTTCCTTTCTGATAACCGTTTCCGGATGATGCGAATGTGATTCCGACCTTTTCAAAGTCCTTTCCTGTCAGATTGTACGGAGGTGTCATTTTCGCGAGAATTTCTCCTCCGACCATCAACAGACCGTTGATTCTATCCCAACGGTTGCCCCACCATTTTTCAATGTAGAACACTTTGACCTCATGGGTCGTGTCGTTATAACCGAAAAACTGTCCTTTGTTTGTCAATGTTCCGGTCGCAAGGTGTCCGTAGTTCTGTGATGCGTCGTTCACATATCCGGATGTCTGACCCTGTCCGAATGCAGTCTGTGAATTGTCTGTCTTTGACATAATCTTGAGCATACAATTCAGCAGGTTTCGTTTGCTCCATGAGCCGATATTCCATCCCGCACCGTTTGCCTTTGCTCTTGCAATCTCTGTTGATGCGTTTGTGTTGTACATGAGTGCCTGTCCTGCAAGTGAGCGGATGCGTGTTCCGTCATACGAACCGCCGAACATCGGGAAATAGAGTTTGTCTGCATGTGAGCCGTCCTCTCTGACATATGCGTCATCGTTGTATGATTCATCGTACTGGACGTTTGAAATAATCATGTACTCATAATTTCCGACCTCAAACTGTGAGAGCCAAATCTTGCCCTTGTCACCGCTGCCATCGAATACGCTCATTGCATTTCCTCCGTATGCCGTGTTTGAGACATCGGATGCCGTTTTTCCGTCTGCTTTCTTTGTGTGGTCGTTCGGGTCGAGTTTATAATCTTCTGTACCGTCATATTTGACCATTGCCGGATAATTGTTCTTTACAAAAAAGACGTTTCCCCAGTCTCCAAAATCGAACCGTCCGGCAGAATAATTCATCGCAGCAGGTGTCATTCCCACCGCATCGAAAAGATATGTGCATCGTGTCGCCGGATTGCTGTCATTTTTGTTGATTTTCATTCCGTAACGCTTTACACCCTTTATTCTTACATCTTCCCCGACTGCTGCCAGTATAGCGTTTGTATTCGCATATGTGCGGTCGAGTGTGTCTTTGTCTGCTACTTTTACAATCAAGTCTCCACTTGCCATTTTTTACGCCTCCCTTATCGTCAAAATTCCATCCTCAACCGTGAGGACACATGATTTCTTTGTGACGGTGTCAACCATAGTGTTGAGACCGTTCACAATGCCTTGACACGCTTTTGCTGCTGCACTTGCTGTCGACGCTGCATTGTTTGCCGTTGTTGCTGCACCGTTTGCACTGTTCGTCGCCTCTGTCATGTTCTTGCTGAAATTGTTCACGGTGTTCATATATCCCTGTGTCAATGTCAGTATTTCCTCATAACGGGCATTGTTGACGATAATCGGCAGGTCAAAGAATTTCTTTTTACCATCTCCCTGTCTGATTTGATAATGACCGGATGTGTCAATCTCAACTCCGATTTCTCTTTCCTTGAGAATCAGAGTGTCCTCAACTGCTTTCCAGTCTGCCGTTGTTCCGGTGCATGGTCTGATTGCTGCCATTGTTCAACCTCCTTTGCTCCGTGATTATGGAATATATCACACAATCACTCCTTTGTGTTCGTTTCGCCGTCTGTTTCCAGTATCGTGGAATTATACTGCTAATTGTCGAGAGGTCGGCGTTCCTCCGTCAAAATCAACGCCCTCATTCGCATTTCTGACCTGTGGCGTTGCTCCGTCAATGAATATCGGTGTCACCGTTCGCAGATACGGCGTTTCTCCGTCACAATCAAGATACATGCTCGAATATAACGCCTCTGCACGGTTGAAATAGTCCTGCACACTCTCAAGGATTTTTTCTGCTGATGCAAGCAGTGAATTTTGAATCGTGTCATCAATATCCTTTTTGTCCTGCTCGACCTGTTTCTTTGCCTCTGCAACTGCTGTCTGCATCCGTGACACATCCTGTCGAATCTGTGTCGCCGTGTTCAATGTCGCCTCAAGCTGCTCTTGATTCTGCAATGCGTCCTCTGCCCGCTCTGTGACCTCTTTGCAGGCTGTTGTTGCCCTCTTGGATTCATCCGTTGCATCGTTCGTATTCTTGACCGCCTGCGAGGTGTCCTGCTGCCTCTGCTGCTCCTGTTGGATGCGGGTGTTTTCATTCTGCTGTCGATTATTCTCTGCGGTCGCCCTTGCCTGTTCTGCTTTTACTCTCGCATTTTCTGCGGTCACTCTTGCCTGTTCCGCTTTCTTGACTGCCTCATTCGTGCTGTCAATACTCTCAATATGACCCTTGACACGGTTCTCAAGTTCTGTGAACTCATTCGCTGATAGAATCGCATTGTCGTTCCTCTGCGACGGTTCAATCTCCATTGTGAATGATGCGGATGTGATAACCTGTGAATCATCGCTTGTCCGGATTTCAATGTCGCAATATGCCGTTCCGGAGGCTGCAAGTGCTTGATTCGTCAATTCGACCGTCACATCCGAACCGGAATATGAACATGTGTTATACACATGCTTTCCGTCCGGCTTTGTAATGTTGATGACCGCTCTCGCACCCGTCGGGATTGTGTACGGTTCACCGTTGTTGAGCAGTCTTGCGACAATGAATCGTGTTGCCTTGTCTCCCTGCTTTGCAGATACTAAATATCTTTTAGTGTCTCCGGACATTTCAAGATTGATGTTCGTTGTCAGTTTCGTCAATGCTGCCATGCTCTCACCTCCTCTCGGTGTTTACTTCTTATTCCTCCGGATTCTCCGGTTCATCCTGCTCCGGCTGCTCCTTGTCCGGTTCTGTTTTCAAAACTCTCTTTGCTGCTTTCTTTGCCTTTTCAAGTTCCTCGTTTTTTTCTGCCATCATTGCATTTGTTGAGTTTATGAGTTCAATCTTTGCCTCACTCCTTACCTCTGCCAGTACGGAGGACAAAACTCCGTCCATGATGCACGGAGGCAATGCTTGTCTTTTCTGTATCGTCTCCATAGCGTTGAGGATTTCTCCCTTTGCACATTCAATTCTTACTGCAAGCGGTGTATTCATGATTATTCCTCCTTTGCAGCCTGTGTCGCTGTTTGTGCTGCAAGTAGCATGTCAAGTTTCTTGTCAATACTCTGCAAGAGTTCTGTGTTTGTCTCCTCTGCTGTTTCCCTCGTCACAACCTCTGCTGTTTCGTTTGGTCTTGAGTTGTCGGTAGCATCTTCCGGAATTTTATACTCCGGTTCTGCTGCTCGTTTGACTTCCTCTGTCTGAATATTTTCGTCATTCATCTGCATTTCTTTTCCTCCTGTTTTATCCATTGCTCCATGTTCCGGACACTAATATTCCTCTTTTGAACTCAAGCGTCGCCGTTGACCACTTTGTCAGTTTCCCGTCGCTGCCTACTCCTAAAGGTTGTTTGAATCTGAGCGTTCCACTTATTGAGCCATCCTCAAAACTTACATTCCTTAATGTGAAGAAATGCATGTTGATGTCTGCTCCCGCATGTAGCATATTCGCCTCGTAATTTCCACACTGCTGTGTGCAGTACGACCATTTCATCGTGTACACATGTGCATTCTGCGATTCTTTATTTGACCATGACATATACGCAGTGTTGTGCTCAATATCAAAAACAAGTCCTCTCTGACTGTCGTTGTCTTTCATCGTGTTCGTTCCGATTTTTCCGACATAATATCCGTCACGATAGAAATGAGTTCCGTTGTAGTCAAATCGTGTTCTTTTTTGGTTATCCGTAATCGTTCCGGTGTACATTGTGATTGCGGTCGAATCAAACTGCATGTACGAACTGCCTTTATTAAATGCAATTCGGACATTGTATGCGTTCTGTGTGATTAGTGTTCCGAAATCATCGCTGTTCACTTTTTTGTTGACCTCGGAGGTTATTTCCTCCGCAGTCACTTGAATCTTTGCATCCGCATACAATGAATACAGTCCTAATACCTCAATATCCGTGATATACACGGGTGCGTTCTGTGTGTATGCGTAAATGTAAATATATTTCGTTCCCTCTGATACCGTGATTTCACGTTCAATCGTCGTGAACTCTTTGCTCTTTAACATTCCGGAGGATGTCGTTGAATAACTTCCCAACGCCCCCACCTGCACCCTTGCCGTGCTTTCGTACCCTGCTGCTGTTGCTGCCTTATATCTCACACGATATGTTCCCGCAGGGATTTTCCCTAAATTCTGTCGTATATACGAACTATTTGAGGATGTTTTCACCAACTTTGCAACTGTACCCAATCCGGACACATTCATCACTGTGTTGTTTGTCTCGTCATTGTTGTACCAATTATCAAACCCGTTTGAAAAATCTCCGTTCACAACATAGTTGTGCATCGAATTTTCCTCCACATGTTTGACCTCTTGTGAGATTTCATCCTTTGTCGCTTTTATCAACGAATCCATCTCGACCGACGTATAATAATTTTTCAGTTTATAGGAAACGCCCTCCTCAATAGCCTCTTTTGATGCTGTGATTTTGGTTTCTATTTCCTCCGTAGTCGAATAACTCTCAAGGACTTTCTTTGTCGCCCTGTTTGAGATGGAGACCGCCTCCTCTGTGGCTGCTGCCGTCTCCTCTTTCTGAATCTCTGCGAATGTCTTTCTCGCATTGGAAATCTCAACCGTGTTCTTTTCCGGTGATTCCGGATATTCTGTGATTTTGACAATCCTCTGTTTTTCCCTCGTCCTCGTTTTCTTTGACACAAGCGTGACCGTGTCTCCGATTCCGTATGAGAAAATGTCTTTGTATTCCTCTGATGCTTTCGCAAGGTCGACCACCTCTGCGGTGTATGCCTTGTATGGTCTTGACATTTCCTCAATCTTTGCTGTCGCATCCTCAATCAAACTTGTGGTATTGGTATATCTTTCGTCTTTCCAAACATACGCCTTGATTTTGGAACTGTACTGAAAATTGTCGATGTAATCTTTTCCAGTCAGCCACTCCGGTGTGATGCCGTCCTTGCCTATCGGATAGATTCTTGTGTAAAAATCGTATGTGTCCGATTTCAATGATATTTTCCGGAGGTTCAACCCCTCCATGAAATAACACCCTTTGTCGCTGCCTATCCGGTCATATATGTCGATTGTCTTTGTCAGTGAATGGATGATGCACTCGCAGCGGTATGTTGTGAGGCACTTTTGCAGGACATCCCATGCGGTGGCACTCTCCTGCTCGTCGATGGTTCTTTTCTTTGTGACGGTACATGTTCCGACATGCCATCCCGTACCCTCAAATGCAAACTCAAGACATGCCTTGATTGTCTGCTCCTGTGATTCAAAACCATACGGGAACGCTGTTCCCTCCAACTCCTCGACATTGAGAACTGCTGTGTATTTGTTGAATTGTTCTCCCTTTTCAACCGCTTTGATGACATATTCGTCCGTTTTGGTGTGTATATAATATTCTTCTTTTAACAGGTCAACCAACGCTCCCGCTGCCGGATAATTGAACGACAACTCTTTGTCTCCGGAATCCAGTGTCGTGGTGATTTCCCTGTCCTTGAATCCGGACAATGTTCCGATTCTTTTCTTTTTGTCATTAAAAATCTGCAATGTTCTCACCTCCTAAATCCACATAGGCGTGTATCTGATAGTCACTCTCGCCTTTGTGTTGGAGAATGTGAGTGCTGTTTCTCCGGTCTTTAATACCGGAAACGTCCACATGTTCACCTTGTCGAATGCATTTGCCCCGTCTATTGTCACAAGTCCTGTCTTTGCGTCTATCACAACCGTCTTTCCTGCTGCCAAACTCTCAATGATGATGTCATCCTCTCCCAGTCCGGTGATTGTGTAATTCGTCAAGGCACTCTTTGCATATACCTCCACAACGCACGGAGCGTCTCTTGTACCCACTTTATAGAACGATGCAGAGGTTTTCCCGTCGAATGTGATTGAGAGGTCGTCATCGACGAAAAAGCCGTCAAATTCGAGGTTTACAATGTACCTCTGTTTTACATTCTTTTTTTCGTAGTCATTTGTTGTGATGAATCCGATGTATGTTCCTTTGTAGCCGTCGAGTTCCATCTTGCAAGCCTTTGTGAAATTGCTCATGAACTCCGATGCAGCACGGATGATGTTGTTCCTGTCCTTGCCTTTGAAATATATTGACAGTTTCAAATGACCCATCTGAACCTCTGTCTCAAATTCCGTCGGCAGTGCTGCACTCGTCAGCCATTCATAAGAATTTGAAAAAGAGGGAGGCTGCACATCGGCGGTCAACTGCTTTGCATCGTATTTCTTGATGTCTATTCCGTTTATTTTCATCGCCCTGTTTCACCTCCCTTTTCGCTTATTTATTACCATTTCCGCATCAACCTTTGACACGGTTCTGCTTGCTATTTCGTCGCCGTCAATGTATGTGTGATTCGTTACATACACAACTTGCGATTTCTGTACTGCATCCAGTTTCTTGTCAAGGATGCTGTTCAATTTGTTGTAAAATTCCGCAAGAGGCAATATCGCCTCGTCTCCTGCCTCGCCTCCTACCATGAGACTGTTTCCGTTGATTCCAAACACGGTCGGATTCGTCATGATACCGCCGTTTTTGTACCATTCAATCGAGAATGACGGGAGTGAACCTTTTCCTCCGATTCCGTATGGTGCTTTTCCTCCGTTTACACTGATGTGTGGGAGGTTCAAATGTGGCAATGACCACTTGAAATTGAACACGCCCTTGATTTTCTCAATCACGCTCGAAACAGTAGACTTTGCACTTTCTAATTTTGACGAAAATGCACCCTTGATGTCGTCAAGCACCGATGACACGGTTGACTTTGCTGCTCCCATTTTTGAGGAAAACGCCGACTTGATACTGTCGAGTTTTCCACCCGTCAGAGTGTTCGCCGTACCCATGAGAGAGTTCATCGTGTCCTTTACGCCTGTGAATGTAGCGGACACAATTCCCTTGATTCCCCCGCCTTTTTCACTGTATGCGGATTTCATGTTGTTTAGTTTCGTTGACACATTGGACTTTGCCGTCTCCATGAGTGAGGTTGCCTTGTCCTTTATGTTCGTGAAATCCGTCGACCATTTTGTTTTTATCTCCGAAACCTTTGAGGAGAATCCGGATTTTATTTCCGTCAATTTATTTGATGCATTGTTTTTCCATTCCGTCATTTTTGTGGTGACGGTGGTTTTCATGTTCTCCCAACCTGTTGAAACATTTGACTTGATGTCTGAAACCTTTGTTGAAAAATTCGTCTTTATTTCATTCAGTTTGTTTGATGCGTTGGTTTTCCATTCCGTCATTTTTGTGGTGACGGTGGTTTTCATATTCTCCCAACCCTCGGAAACCTTTGTTTTGATTTCCGATGTCTTTTCAGAGAATTTTGATTTGATTTCAGAGAGTTTCCCTCCGGATAAATTATCAACGAATGTGAATCCTGCTGAATAATATCCTTTGATTCCCTCCCATCCGGCAGCAACAACACCCTTGATACCGCCTCCGTTTTCTTCATAGGCGGTTTTCATGTTCCCCAGTTTTTCCTTTGCCGTTTCGGTCGCTGCCGACATGACATTGTGAACCGTGTCCTTTACGCCGTTGAATACTTTCGATGCAGCTTGTCCTATGGTGCTGTTTTTTATTGTGTTGCCGATTTCCTTGACCTTATTCGTGACCGCCTCTTTCGCTTTCGTGAATGCTCCCGTGATGGTCTCTTTGATTGCATTGAATTTTTCTTTGATGTTGCCCCACAATTCGGACAATTTTTCTTTGACCTTATCCCAGTTTTTATATAGGGCGACACCTGCTGCAATCATTCCGGCAATCCGTGTCACAATCAAAATAATCGGACACAAGTTCATAACTGCATTGAGTGCCGTTTGTGCCACTGTCATTCCTCCGGTCGTCGCTGTTGCTGCTGTCGTGGCTGCCGTATGTGCTGCCGGGGCCGCCGGTCCCCCCCGCGCCTCTGCGCGTCCCC